CCGCCCGTGGCTTGTAGCCTGTGAACTAAAAATTTTTTATATATAAAACCTGGATATTTCAGAACGAAACGTAGTTCTCTATCCCCTTTAGGGGATAGAGAACTGAGGTTATCTTTTGTTGAGACGCTCAACTGTTTCCTGAATATCTTCAATAGTAATCTTGTATTCTTTATTTTGAAATACTCGGATGAAGTGTTGCAAATGCATATCACCATATCGAATATATTTTTGTTTGCTCTTTGAAAAGTATGTCGTCTCTAAAAATTCGAGGATGTCGTAACCCGTCGCTCTTTTATCGAATATCTTTTCGTGTTTTAATGCGTCTTGTAATGTCATTTTCCTATCCTTTCTTAATGTTTACCGTAAGCAACATTTTTTACTGACTTGTCCCAACACGCGCGACAGTCTCGACACTCATTATTCTGTTCGGCAGCAGGGCACGTTTTCCCTTTCGTAACAACTGTTGAGGTCCACGGCCAACTCTTTGGGGCTGAGCCGTCCACCTTGGACGCGGACAATCTAATTATTAGATTGTCCGGCACGTCGTCCACGTTGATGTTAGAAAGGATAACAGACTCACGCGTTGGCAACCAATGTTTAACTTCTGGCGTCAACTCGCAAACCTGAAATATCCGTTGTAAATGCTCGAGGCTTTGTATGTCCCCTGCGTCGTGCCAACGGAACTCTTTTTTCTTTGATGTATTAATTAAATACACCATACCAAAAACCCATTGCTTATTTGTCATTGCTTGCTTGTAACGTCTTTCCAATGCGTCCTTGACGTTCGGGAAACGGTAACGGCCTTTGAGCGCATAGCAACCATGACAGACAGACCCAGGAATTTTTGCTAGCTTGCTACCTACTTTGCAACGCGTCGCGGGTAGATTATAGGCAAATCCTGGCATTTTGGAGGGCTTCGACAAGCCCCCCGTAATTTTAATTGCTTCTTTTTTATTCATAGAATTCAATTAAGTTTTTCAAAGTTTGAATCACTTGTTTCTGATCAATCTTTTTCATCTGAAACTGTCCGACAACATCCTCCAAACTTTCCAAAAAAGTATGATCGGATTTATTTAAAAGACTGAACAACAGGTCCCGCGCGCGCGGACTGTGTCCGCCTATATTCCACTCGGTGATATCCTCAATATCTAGACCCTCATCTCTACAATAATTTTTTCCGTTCTTCCAATTGTAGAGCGTTGCGATTGTGCCGTCTTCAAATTTAATATTCCACTCGGCGTCTGTTTTGTAATCGTCGCCGTTGTGGTGTTGTTTTCCTAATACACTGACAATATTTTCATATGTTGTGTCAATATGGCCTTGGAGGTAGGTCCCTCCCGTATCTTCGAATTTTTCGTATTTCATTTTTAATTATCCTTTCTAAAAATAACTAATAAAAAAATATATTATAAAATCCCATAATAAAAGAAAAAAGTGGTCATAAATTATTACCAGGGCCTGTGAATTGTGGGCCCACCCGCCCCTAGCAGCTTGTGCCTTATGGGCCCACCCGCCCCTATAGCAGCTTGTGCCTTATGGGCCCACCCGCCCAAAAAAAATAAAAAATTGTAGCTGGACATAAAAAAACCCGAGTCTTTCAACTCGGGCTGTTTTGAACGTGGTTCATAGTCCCCATAGGGGACTATGAACTAAGGTTTTATTCTTTTGAGTATGTGACTTCGATATATTTATCGGTAACCTCAATGTGAGTATCAACACCCTTTTTCATAAGGTTAAGACCCATTGTTGTGAACGGAAGAAATTGAGCGAAATCATCACCACCAACGGCGTCAACTGATCTATCCCATACGTCTTCATCTTTGTAAGGATCAAAGCTTTCAGCATAGACAATCGGCATATCCTTTTCAGATACTGCAAAAGCTTTCATCAAATAAATACCCTCATCTTTAACAAGCCAAAGACCCTTTTCTTTTGTGGTCTCATTTGTGTAAGGCATTTTAAAGAATGTTGTCTTTAAGGTTTGCTCGGCGAGGGTCTGAAGACCCTCGCTTGATTTAAATGTAAGTTTAGTCATTATCGACTACACCTAAAATTTGAGAAGTGTAAATACTTCCAATCTCATCGAAAAAGCCAACTTGACTTGCTTTCAAGTCAACAAGTAAAGTTTTTTTATATCCTTTTCCTTGTCTTACACTTTCCATTGAGATTGCTTTACAACGTCCAAGACCATTATCAACTAATAGTTTGGTTCCCTTTTTTATTTTGCTTAATGCTTCATTTGATAACATAATATTTATCCTTTCTATTTAAGACCCTAGCACAATTTAAATTTTAATAGAAGAAAAAAAGGGTCATAAATTATTACGGGCTTGTGGCTTGTGGGCCCACCCTCCCAAAAAAAAAATAAAAAAAAATACAGCCCAGAGCTGCATAAAAAAAGGGGCGCCTAAGCGCCCCTTCCTGATTTATAAATGTGAAGTTATTTTGTTTCTAACTTTTTCGTATTCTTCTTGCGAGATAGGTTTTTTGAAATATCTGGGCACGTTATGAACGTGCCCATTATTATCCTCTTCGAAAACCATCTCACCGACTATAAAAGTTTTCATGATCTCAGGATCATTGTTAAACTCTTTTATCGGTAACTTACCAAGTATTTTCATTCGCTTTCTTCTCCGTCGTTTACATAAAGACCTGGTATCGTGTTCATTATTTTTGCAATGTCATAATACAAGGTTTCCATTTCGTCTAGTTTATCTAAGATCTCTACACAACTCGTCTCTACTTTAAGATCGGTTGTTTGATCACTTAGTCTTATTCCCTCGACTAACTCAAACGATTCTTGTCTGTATTTGTCAATGTTGGGATAGACAACAGATAACCAATTCTTCTTAACTGTTGGGTCATCTGACATCTGTTCTGCTACTGTTTTTTTCATTTTTTATCCTTTCTAGACCTGGGGGAGCAGAAGCACCCCCAGAAAAAATCTTGTTAATCTTTGTGCAAGTCCTGGAACTCGTCCCACTTCTCGCGGTTCACTTCTTCGAGAACTTGCTCGTCCTCGTACAAGATCGTGAACAGGTGATACTTGGTTGTCATGTGAGAATTCCAAGCGTCAAAGTTATCGTAGTTTTTGATTGAACTTGTAGCGATCTGATTGTAATCAGCTTCTGCTTGTTCAACTGCCCACTGTTTTACTTTTCCCATTTTATATCCTTTCTACAATGTTAAAGAGCGAAGCAACGGGGGCAAAAGCCCCCGTCTCTAAATTATCCTAGTTCCACCTTTGGCGGGTTGTTAGGTGATAATTCAAAGATAAAGTAATTAGCTTTATCATTACCCTCCAACTGTGCCACGGTTTCAAGCGACTCTTTATACTGAGTCGCGTGTAGTAACGCAGGAAACGTTTCCTTCAAGTAGTAAGAAGGTCTAATGGCTTCATATACCATCACTTCGATTACCGCGTATTTATTTAATGGCTTATCCATACGTAGAATCTACCATTTTATGGGATAATATGTAAAGAAAAAAATGGTCATATTTTATTACTAGTTATCCACAGGCAGCTTGCGAACTATGGGCCCACCCGCCCTGTCAAGCTTGCGAACTATGGGCCCACCCACCCAATAGAGGTACCAGACCGTCGGCAAAATCGAAAGTTTTGTAAGACCCCCCTCCCCCTTTTTTTGTAGATTATGTAACTAGTATTTGTCTGTATATTGT